AAAAGTACAAGCCAAAACAATATCCTTAACTGCTTGAACAATGTCCTCATTCTTACCAGATTCCATCGCCATCAATAAAATCTTTTCTTCTTTGACTAGAAACGGACGATACTTTATTTTCTCGTCTGTACTAGGTACTTCCAACTCGTATGTTGGAGTATTTAGTTTTGGTAGTGCCATAATTTATTCTCCTTATAATATAATATTATGTAAATGGTGGGAATATTTTTCCCTTAGTTATTCTGCCTATTGGCAATTGATTCTTAGCAGAATTAAATATTTCTCTTCCTGCTCTTTGTAGTTCGATAGGTAGTCTACCGAATAGTCCTCTATCTTCACCTTTAATATTGTGTTGTGTTTGTAGAGAGTTGCCTTGTGTCATTCCTGTAATATGATCTGTTGTTAGATTATACCATTGTTTATAGTTAAATCCTACACTTATTTTGACTATTTCATTTACTGTACCATAATTATATTCTATGGCAGATAAAGTAGCAGGATAAACTTCTATTGCTTCAATACCATATGTTGGCACATCTCTATCACCTTCACCATCAAGTGAACCTAATTGATATATATGCATTGTACCTACATAATCATCATAGTAGTTTGCTTTATTCGTTACATTGTTTACAGCCATCTTTTGCCATAACTCAATAAATTGTCTTTCTCTTAAATATTTATCTGCATAGAAAGAAGCATTTATTGTGCCTGCATATGCATGACCTACAACCATATCAACTTCTGGTTCAGAACCGTATTGAACTTTTTGTGTAACTAAATCATGACCGGGCATTGATACAGTATCACAATTAATATTAATTGTTTCTCCCATTTGTTTACTTAAATCTTGCATTGTTATAGCATCAGGATTAGCAGCACTCTGTTTAACACTTCCTGTGCTTATGTCGTATTTATTACTTTTGATGCCCGCAAGTTCATTTAGATTAGTAGGTAGAAATAACTTAACAGCAAATCTTGCTGGTCTAGCATAACCTTCTGCTTTTGCCATGGCAGCACGAAAACGACCAATAGTATTTTCTGTATTAGCTCTTTGCTTTAGTCTAGGATCTCTGTCAACATTATCAAGACTTTTATCTCTAGGGGATCCTATTCTTATATCGAATGGTCCTACTCTTTTGCCTTGTCTAAAAATTGCCATTAATAAGGTTGTCCTTTCATAAATCTAGCAACGGGTAAGAATATTGCAACTGCCATCTCATCAGGCATTACATTTAAAAATGATGTTCTTACTTGACTGAATAGATAATGTTTAATTGTTCTCTTAAAATATTTACCTGATAGATTACCTATTTGATATCTTGTTTTTCTATCAAAATTTTTATCACTTGCGAATCCAGATAACTGTCTTAAAAACGCTACTCTTTCAAGTGGTCTTAGATAGTGAAAATTGATACCATAGAAACCACCTTTTGCAGGCTCTAGAGGAAAGATTAAAGGAAACTTATCGTATAGTGGTAGTGTTGCTTTGAGTTTAGGGTCATAACCAAAAAGATTCATTACACCATACTTAGGTCTTAGTGTTGCTTTTCCTTGATTTATTAATGCTCTTGCACCAGGTGTTGTCATTGCGTTCACCTGTTTCTTATACCAATCATAAGATTTAGGACCTGTTGTACTATCAAGAATTTTATCGAATACTGTCTTTGCCATACTACTATTTATATAGGTTTGTAGATCGTAATTAGTTCTTCTTTACCTTTTACTTTGATTTTATCTACTTCAATTGACTTGATATTTGTTAGTTGTTCCATTGTGTAACTAGAGTATAGAGTTGGGTACTCTTTATAATCTCCTCTACCTGCTGTTGCTTCTAATCGTGCAGCCAGATTAACTGCATCACCAATGACCGAATAGTCAAAACGAGTAGAACTACCCATATTACCCACAATTGCAGTACCTGTATTCACACCTGTGCCTACATTGATATCAGGAAGTCCTCGTTCTTTGTATAATGCTTTTAATTCTTTTGTCTTTGCTTCTATCTCAATAGCACTTTTGACTGCCATATCAGCATGATTTTTCATATCAATAGGTGCATTGAATACTGCCATGATACAGTCACCCATAAACTTGTCTATCATGCCACCGTTATTTAATATTATGTTTGTCATGTCATCTAAAAACTCATTAACTAATTTAACTAGACCTTCTGGATTGTCTTTGTTCTTATAGTACTCTGATATAGGTGTGAACCCGATAATGTCCATAAACAGAAATGACATCTCTCGTCTATCACCACCAAGTTTCAGTAAGTCTGGATTCTTTTGTAGAGCTGCAACTTGTCGTGGGTCAAGATAATGTTCAAACTGTTTTCTTATTTGTTGTTTAAGTCTAAACTCTAGTATAAATCTTAGAAATGTAGAATGAAACCCTACTGCAAATGCTGTTAATAATATCCATGTGATATCAAGTAACATGAGATTATTAAATGAGATTAGATAAAATCTAAGAGCAGCGAATGTACCTAGACTTAAAAATAATGCAATAGACCAGTATGGTGTATATCTACAAAGAACAATTATAACACATCCTACAATAAATGCAAGCAATAATTCAAGTAAATTATCAAATCTTTTGATTGTCTCACCATCTAATATTGTTTGAAGTGAATTAGCAGATATAACATAGTCATATTGTTCACCGATTGGGGTTGCAATTATACTCGATAATCCCTCTGCTGTCAAGGCAATAATTACTGTAGTACCTGCGGCTGAAGAAAAGTCTTGACTTGCTGCTGATATTGTGTTAAACTGTTTGTTCCATCTCAACCATATTCTAGCATTTGCGTCTGTATTGATTGTTGCATAGGCAGGCACTCTCATGGCAGTTACACCAAAGTCGTCTGCCTTAACTTGATAACTAGGATCACCTACTGCAACTCGTATTGTTTCTATTGCCATATTAGGATAAACTTCGTCACCTATTTTCATTAGTAAAGGTACTCGTCTTGTAACACCATCAACTTCAGGTGCTGTGTTGATTACACCTACACCATTTGTACAATCTGCAAGTTCAGGTAATGGACCTACCATTCCTGGCCACTCGTATAAAAATGCAAGTGGATCACCTATCTTTGCAACACCTCTTGGTACAGGATTAGATGTTCTCTTTTGTACTGTACCTGTTTGTGCAATAACTGTACCATAACCTAACTTTTCACAAAACTCTATATCACCACCGAATCTATCTGCTTCACTAAACAATATAGGCATGACTATGATACCTGTTTCTGCTTGTCTTAACTCAACTATCTTATCTGCTAATACATCTCTAGGCCATGGCCATTGACCATACTTCTCTATTGCAGCTTCGTCTATTGTTATGATTGTAATATCTTGAGATCGTGACTTTTCTTCATTTCCTAAAAGATAGTCAAATGATTTAAGTCTTAAAACTTCTTTGACCCATGGATCTTGTAAACCAATATATGTTAATACAAATAATGTTATGAAGGCAGTAGTCCAGTGTGTCAATAGTTTTTTCATCATATACAATCACAAAAAGTGTTAATAGTAGCCAATACAAATATATAACCTAAGTAACCGCCTAATATACTAGTTAATATCCAGTTGAATAATCTCATTAATTACCTTGTGTTGTAGATAAACTACAACCTGCTTGTACTCCACAAGTCATATCTATATTATAATCTTGGTCAGTAGAACCTTGCTGTAATAAATCAAAGTCAGTAGAGTAACCATCTAACTCAACACGAGCCGCATGGTCACCAGAACCTGTCTGTGATATGTCAACATCATGAGCATAATTACCAGTATCTAAACTTAAATCTAGATAATGTTCACCTGTTCCTGATTGGTTTATATCTACTGTATTGTTATTATTATTTATGTCTAAAAATAATGTCTTATCTCCGTCATTCAGTTGTTGTAAGTTTATAACATTTTGACCACTATCTAAATCTAAACTCATAAAATGTTCAGATGTTCCTGTACCATCATTTCTTTGTGATAAGTTTGTTGTATTTGTAGAGCCATCAATATCTAACCATATTCTGTGGTCGCCTGTATCGGTAGCATAATCACCTTGTGATATACTAACTGTATTTGTATTGCCTGTTATATCTAATGCGATACCATTGTTAGCACTATTACCATTTGTTGTTACATTACCTTGGTCAACATTAAGTGTATTATTATTTCCTGTAATTGTGGCATCGCTAGACCAATCACCACCTACAATAAAGTTATTTTCGCCTGTCTGTTCAATATTAATTGTATTACTATCACCATCAACATTTAGTTTGACGCCATTACCTGTTGCTGTTTTAGCAGTATTAATAATTGTTGTCTGACCTGATGTAGATGTAATATTTACTGTTGAACTGAATACGCCTTCCTCTTCAAGTGTTTCTCCTAAAAAGGTATACATTCTTGATGACCAATCTGTATTAGTAGAATTAAATTGTGCCTGGTCTAAAGTGATAATTAATTTACCACCATTACTACCATAACCATATACTGCCCAAGATTTCCAACTACTACCTGCTGCTGAATTTGACGCTATCGCCGTACCACCTGATTGTATTGAAAAAAGATTTCTTGTTACCCAATAATTTGAATTTGCATATTGAGAACCATTAGCGTGAGAAGTATAGCTTGCCTCACCTGTGTGTATTGTGATAGCACCTACACTTAATTTACTTTCAACAAGTGATTCAATGCTAAGCGTTCTATTACCATCATGGTCACCATTACCAGCAATTAAAACTGTGCCACCTGCACTAATGTAAGTTTCATATGCTGTCTTACAGGTACTACCACAATTGTTATTACCTGCTATGTTAATATGTAAATCTTTACTAGTAAAATCACTTAAAGTAACTGAACCACTATTTGTGCCTGTAACTGTAAACCCATGACCCTCTAGTTCACCCTTTAGTTTATTGTACATATTAGTATCAGTATAGTTTATATGAGCTGTTTCAGCAAATACTGATGAGCAAAATAATATAAGTAAGAAACTAATTAATTTGATGTATCGTAATAGCATTTTCTATACCTCCTAACTCAAAATCATATTGTTCAAACTCACTTTGTATTATATTCAATACATATCCATACTCTTTATCTAGTCGTAATTCGATATAACTACCACTAGCATCTTCTCTTATCCATACCCATTGTGGATCTTCATCTAGTATGATAACACCTGTTTCTGGATTCTTACCTAGTAATATACCATCTACTGAGGATCTTTTATCAAACTCTGACCTCATCGCCTTTGCTAATTCTTTGTTGATTTGTTCTAGAATGTCTGCTAAGAAATTTTGTTCTAAAAAGTCTATATCAAGTCCTGTTGTAAATTGACTTTCATCTTCCTCTAGATGGTCAACTTCTAAATCATCAAATTGTAGAAAGTCTATATCTAAAGCGTCTGCAACTTCATTTAATCCTTCTTCACTTTGCATTTGTTCTATTTCAGCAGGTTTAGATATTATCAATAAGTTACTAATCATTTCTTCATCTAAATCTAATATAACAGGGGTCATAGGTCGACTTGAAACAGTATCAACAACTGTAGCTTGAAATGCTTGATTGAGTATAACTTGACCTGCGTCTGATTCTACACTTATCTCACCTACATAACAACTACCATTTGTATCACAACTAGGTAAAAGAATAATTGTAGACGAACCTATCTCATCTATAGTCATTGTAAAATCAGTACCACGAACACCAATCGTTGCTGTTGGTGTTGTTATCTTTACATCTGTTGCTGAGTTTTTAGCAATCTGACCTGAAGCATATCGTACTGTGCCAAGACTTGCTTTTAGTGAAAGTTTACCAGTTTTGGTATTAGGGTCATAAACAAATTCATCTATAATAAGTTTACTATGTTGAGTAACATCAACTCTAGTAGCATCTATAAATTCTATACCGACTTTACCGTTCCCAGTTTTAACAGTATCGTATGAAAAAACATCTAGTTCTTTCTGTACTATGATACCCTTATCGCCATCTTTTCTGTCAATGACACCATTACCCTCATGTAGTGTTACTTCACCAATAGAAGCAAAACTACTTAGGGGTAAAATTGTAAGGGTTAAGACTATGAGTCCAGTTATAAAATTTGTAAATCGCATATGTAATCATTCCCGTATATAATAAAAATAAAATCATACTAGTCTCTCTGTATTATATCAATGTTATGGTTATCACCACTTGTTGTTAAGTTTATCATGTTGTCGTAAACGCCTGATTGTGTAATATCTACATCAGCAATTGAACCTGTATGACTATGTACTAGGGTATGACCTATACTATCACCATTACCATCAATATCAATGAGATAATTGTTTGTATCGCCATTAACATTTAAAGTTAATACAACACTTGTACCATCAATAGTAGCAGCAATTGTATTACTATCTGAGCCTGAGGCACCAGTAATATTAATTGTAGCACCTGAAGCATCTGCTGTTTCACCAACATCAATGTCTAGGTCGTTTGAAGAACCTACCCAAACAATTGAAGCAGAGACAGTAGCACATGATGAGTTAGACCCACCACTATCACAATTGAAATCTATGTTGTTACTATTACCAGTTGTACTTAATACACCAGTATAGTTAGCACCATTAATATCAAAAGTTATAACATTGGAATCACCAATTTGGTCAATGTTAAAGTTAGATGTAGCACCTATCACACTTGAAGCTGTAGTGCTATTACCTATTGTATTATTTTGTCCGTCTTGTAACACATCAAAATTTAATGTTGCTCCTGATTGGGTTACATAGATATCATTTGCCATTACTGGCGTTATAAACATCATCAAAAACATAACTAATTTAGTTATACTTTTCATTTTACTTTTTTTCCTTTTCTATATTGTTTATATCAATAATCATAATTGAGGCATGACTAGGTTTTATAAACCATGCAACCAATATAATGACTAATACCAAAATACCTCTACTAACATTATCTATCATTTTATCTCCTTAACGCCTTGCATTTTCCATAGTTCTTTATTCACACCCTCATAAATCATCTGCAACACAGCGTGTTCTATTGTTGTTCTTATAGCATAATTCACTGGCTCATTTGAAGCATTACCTGTTTCAAACTCTAACGCCTTTGTGCCCATATCTAAAAATCTAAACACATCACCGCCTTGACTATAACTAGCGATAGTTTTTGTTGCTGAAACAGATAGTAATATTTCGCCTGTTTGAACAGCAACTAATCTCAAAGATACTGTAACTTGATCTGTACGATATTGTTCTTTAATACCAATACCAAAGTATCTTGCACCTACACCACCTGATAATATATTACTATCATATCCTACAATACCACCTTCTATAATTAGTCCTGCAAAGACTAGTGGTTTTAGAACATTGTCTGCTTGTGCTTCACCATCATATAATTCTCTTGTTGATCTAATCAATTGTCTTTCTTTGACTATGTTGCCTAGACCTTTTCTCTCTACAACTTTAAACCAATCACCGTTACTAACTGCCTTTAGAGCAGATATTACCCACACATCAGGACCTTGGGTTACAGCTGTCGATAACTGTGAAAAGTTAGGATTAGGTTTTCTTTGTCCTGTTTGATCTGTGAAAGAATAAACTGCAATTGTTATTAAAGGTTGATTATCTAAATCAGGTATCTCTCTTAATGTTTCAATTGTTGTTGTGCCTTCAATATATGGTTGAGCACCATGTTTTACATTTTGACCATGAGTAGCACAACCTGATAAAAGACATAGTAATCCTAAAACTTTTAATAATGTATAAGTGTTCATTTTAAATCTTAAAACTGAAAGTCCCCTAAAGGTACTGACATTGTAGTCACATTACCAGTAGGGTCTGTAATTGTTAATGTAATAATTTCAGTTGAAGCGTCTTTGACCCAATAGATTGTAGACCCTTCTACTTCAGCAGTACCACTTGTTGGGCAAGTGCCTGTACATGAGGTGCCAAACATATTATCAACCAACTGTTTAGATAGGTTGGCATAAATTCTACTCTCAACATTTTTTATAAACTTGTTAATTGTAGTATTATTTTCTGCTCGCTCTGCAGCTGAGGCTGCTGACTTAGCATCATCTTTTGCTGTCTTTTCTCTATTGTGTTGTAATTGTTCAATAGATAAAACATGACTAGAATATCCATTTCCGCTGAAGGATGGATTGCTAAAGTTATGCACTATTTCGCTTGCTGTAAGAGTGTTAGGACCCACCAATAACACATAAAAAAATGATACTAACACCACCTTTTGTAGTGTTCTCATACTTATATTTATAAGAATAGACTATCTACTATGTGTCGTTTTTAGTAAAACTCTTTGATTGTTCTTTTTTTTCTACTTCTCTTAATTCTAAAACTGTGTTTAATTTAGACCTTAATCTGATAAGGTCATTGTCGAGCATTCTAATACGATCTATAAGACCAATTAGCACACCAGACATTTCACCTAATTTTTTTTTAATTTGTGTTGTTGTAAATGTGTAGATGAAATATATAAAATACCCCATAGCAATCGCAGCCAATGTAGCAAATCCATACTGATTTAATATCTCAATTATTGTCATTTTTATTTTCTAGATAAGTTATCAATACCATAATACCGATTGATAACGGAGTGCCTACTAGACACAAAATCAATCCCATACCTAGTGTCATTACTTAATCTTTTCTTGCATCCACTTTACCATCAGCTCTTGATATTCTATCTTCATCTGGTCTTAAATTAAGAGCATGAGATATAAGTAAATCTAATTTAATCATGTCATTATTCATTGTTTTAATTCTATTGTCTAAACCCATAATAATACCATGCATACTATTAACTTGACCGATAACAGATTCTAGTATATATTTGAGAATGATGTAGATAAAAATACCCATAACAACTGCCGCTGCTACTGGTAAACCAAATTTTACTAATATATCAAAAAATAAATTCATTACATAAACTATTTATACGCTAAAAAAAAGGGGCCTTAAAGACCCCTTATTACATATTATATTTTGTTATTATTTTTTAGTGTATATTGAGTATAATACCCAAACAGCAACTAAACCAACTAAACCTTGAGCAGAGAATCCTGCAATAATTGATTGTACATTACCGATAACAGATATACTAGGCCAAAATGGCACAGTCTGTCCACTAAATAAGACTTCAAGAACAATGCCTAGAGCGATAAGTGAAACACCTACATCTGCTAGAGCTGATGCCCAAGACTTAACTTTACTTATAATTTCCATATAGTTTCTCCTTTATATGTTTGATATCTCAAACTCTTTCATAATCAATTGTATTATTTATATTAAAAAGGGGTTAGATATCGTAAACCTAACCCCCATATAAAGAAACAGGTGGAGAGATTAATTCTCTTCTGCTAACTTTGAGAAGTAATCAAGTGTATCATCACCGTCATCCTCTGCAATAGTGTCATCAGCAACCGAAGTAGAATGTGTATCTGCTGTTTCTGTTTTCACAGGTTCTGATACTGTCGGTGATGTTGGTGGGTCCATTACATCTTCAGCAGTACCTGTGTTTCGTACACCACTTAGAACTTTATCAAGTTTCGCTTTTAGCTCATCATAAGATTTAAAGTTCTCTGGTGCAAGAAATGGTTTTAAAGGATATTGTTTATCCCAAACTTGTTCAATCGCTTCATCATTTTCTTTAATAGGTGAAGGACTATCAAACTCTGATTTATCATAATTCCAGTAACCATCAACTTTTCTGATTTTCAGTTTAAAGTTTGCACCTTCCCAAAAGTCAAATGGGTTGATAGGTTTCTCATCTTCAAATTCAGGTTTCATCGCCTCGGTAATCTTATCAAAGATTTTCTTACCGAACTTAAATAATTTAATTTGACCTTCGTTTTCAGGATGTTTAGAATCATTGATAACTAGAATATTTGCAACATAAGATAGTTTTCTTTTTCTCTTTCTTGCAATCTCTTTATCAGCCTCAACGCCAGAGTTCCATAGTAAACTATTAGATTCACTAACTGGATCTTTCTTGTTAAGAGTAGTTAAACTGTTCTCAATAAACCACCCACCAGGACCTTGAAATGCATGAGACCATAGTCTTGACCATGGCAAATCTTCATTCTTAACTGCTGGTAGAAATCTAAAAACAGCATACCCATTACCTGATTTATCTAATTCTGGTTTCCAGAATCTATCATCAGCATATGAGTTTGATTGTTTTTGAGGTTCAGCAACTTTGTTTAGTTCGCTGACTAGAGTATCTAGATTTGATTTTGAGCGTTTTAACGCTGCAATACTTGTATTCATATTATATCTCCTTGTATGTATAATTGTATTTGTATGTGTCTGTATTAATCGACATTATTATTTATAACGCATAATAGGTGGGACTTTGGAATTACCCACAAGACAACGACCGGATTCCATCCTATACGCCATCAACCAGTTTCTCTCTGTCGAGAGTGTGATCCATAACTGGTAAAGTTACAAACCTGGGAACAACCCCTAAACTGTCAAGTTCGACCCTCTGGTGAAAGCCTCTTCCTTGCACTATAAAAAGAAAGTAATTAGTTTTCTTTTGCATTAACTATATTATAACA